GCCCGGAGCTAACGCACTACTTACTATTCCTGATCCAAAACAAATAATTCTACCTAACTATCTTGCTGCACGCGATTATTATGGTCCGAAAGAAGGACCGTATTCTATACTCGCTTTAACTCAGCCGGTGCCGGGTAATCCGTTTCCTGTAGCTCCGGTCGGAGTTCATTTTGATTTGCATAAAATGGCCAATAAGATGATGGTCAAACAAATGAATCAGGCTGATCGTGAAAAGAGTATTGCTGTCATAGATCCGGCAGGTGCAGATGAAGCTGAAGATATTAGAACTACTGAAGATGGCGGTACGGTGATGGGCAATCCTGATACTGTTAAAGTGATTACTTATGGTGGCAACAATGTAAAAAGTGAAGCCATGCTTCAACAGTGTCAGATCTGGCATAATTATATGTCAGGTAATCCAGATCAAATGTCTGGTTTGGTATCTAATGCTGAATCAGCAACACAGGCTAATATTTTACAAGCCAATGCAACTATTACTATTGAAGATGCTCGTGGTATGATTTATGATATTGCGGCTGATACTGCTGAAAAAAGAGCTTGGTATATACACACTGATCCGTTTATGGATATTATGTTAGCCAGAAGAAAACCAGGTGGTGAATATATTCAGTTGCATTTGACACCAGAACAGAGAGACGGTGACTTCCTTGATTATACATTTACCTTAAAAGCGAGATCGATGTCACGTCTTGATCCGGCTGTAAGGACTAAGCGGATTGTTGAGTTTGGTACTAATATTCTTCCGTCTTTAATGAATGCTGCTATGGTGGCACAACAGATGGGATTATCGTTTAATGTTCAGGAATCTGCTACTGATATTGCAGAAGAGATGGGTATCCTTGAAGATGTTCAGGATTGGTTTAACGATCCTTCTTTCATGCAACGTATGCAATTAGTGATGGCAATGAATCCACAACCAGCGGGTAAAGCTACGCCGGGGCAAGCTGCACGAGGACCGCGTGGTATTTCACAACAGTCTAAAATACAGACTCCATTCCAGGAGAGAAAACAAACAGAACAGATAGGAGCGAATGAAAGTCAATCGGCCAGAACATCTGAGCCAGGAGTATAATTATGACAAGTGCAGTAGAACCAGCAACACCAAAGAAAATTAGTGGATATGATGGATGGGATGTTAGAGAAGGTGTTAATACAATGCGGCGTGCTGCTGAAATTGAAGCAGATTCTAAATTTCTTGCTGTTGTAATTAAAGAAATGAATAGGGAAGCAGATAAATTGGAAGATAAAGCTGATCTTCTTGTTAAAACATCAAAGAAACTGGATAAAGTATTTGGGAAGAAAAAGGAGAAATAATGCCAGCATATAAACATAATCCGCCGAAGAAGAAAAAAGAAAGTTGGGTTTCCAAACTCAAGGGTAAAGTTAAACGGCGATTTCGAGCAGAAGCAAAAATGAAAAAAGAAACTGCTCAGAAAAAACGTTATGCTGAACACTATAAGAAAGCTGGACCAAAACATGCTATGACTTATGCACAATGGTTAAAAAAAGGCGAGGAACAAGTTTACTTTAAGGGTGTTGGCGGCAGGAAGAAAACTGTTGAAACACAATTACGGGAAGCTGGTGTTAGTTCAAAGAGATTTAAGAAGAAAGGTTATTGATGCCCCTTTATTCATTTATATGTAGTAAATGTTATGAATCAAAAGAGCGTATTTTACCTATGCGTGATGCTGATAAACCACAATTTTGTGAATGTGGTTATCAAATGCGAAGGAATTTTCAAGCCGATATACCTCATGCACCTAATACTTATAAAAAACCGATTCATTCGGATTCGTTGGCGATTAATCCTGAACAACGGGCAGAACATGAAAAAATATTCCCGGATATTAAATTAGATAGTCAATGTCGCCCAGTATTTGATAATTTTCAATCGCATCAGCGATATTTGGATAAATGTAATTTGGTTAAAGAAAGAAAGAAAATTCGGCCTAAAGGAAAACGCATAGCATGAAGAAACAATGTGCAAAATGTAAACAATCTAAGTCTTTAGGTAACTTTTGTAAAAACAAAAATACAAAAGATGGATTACAACGCTGGTGTAAGGGTTGTGTTAAGGAGTATAGCAAAAAATATTATCAAGTACATAAAGTTAAAAGGGCCGAGTGTGGTAAAAAATATTATCAAACGCATAAAATCGAAGCCGCTAAATATGGTAAAGAGTATTATCATGCACATAAAGTTGAGTATGCTAAATATAAGAAAACATACAACCAAACAGAAAAAGGTAAATTCAATAATCATAGGCGGTCCTTAAAAAATAAATATGGGATTACTCTCGAACAATATGATGAAATGTTTGAACAACAAAATGGAGTTTGTGCTATCTGCGGTGGTATTAACATAAATGGGCGTAGACTTGGCGTTGATCACGATCACGAAACAGGAAAAATTAGAGCATTACTATGTAATAGCTGTAATCATATAATAGGAGATGCTAAAGAAAATATAATTGTATTGCAATCAGCAATTAATTACCTTAAAAGTCATAAAACCTGAAATTACCTACCCCTCTATGTTAACTTGTTCGTTGCGGGTTAACAAGAGGCAGCTAATAGAAAGGATAGATTATGCGTAAAGCAATGGAATATACAGAACAGACCACGGAAACTGAGGTCGAACATGCAGAAAGTCTAAAGACATTGGACGAACAAGCGATTGAAGATCCAAATCTTGTTAGTAAAGTTCAGGATAAGTTATCACGATTAAGTGATCTCAATGAACTTACTAAAGATGAAAGTTTTAATAGACTTCCTAAAGAGAAAACGGCGACATCAGACGAAGAAACTGATAATCTTACCCCTGAAGTTAAGGATGACAGTGCTGTAGAGGATGACAATCAGGCAGATAATCAGATTGATTCAGATGATCTCACCCCGGAAGCGGAGATTAAAGACGGCGATATTGAAATCCCAGATGCTTATATAAGGGCTGCCGTTCATCACGGATTGAAAAAAGAAGATGTTGATGAAATGGTAAAAAGCAACCCTGAATCAGCTATGAAGTTGCTTGAGAGTTGTTATTTGAGCGTCAATAACGCTTCACGTGAGTGGAGCGAATTAGGGCGTGCAAAGATTGAAGCAGAACGTGCGAAGACTACGCAGACTGCAACCGGAGCAGTTGAACAGGAAGATCCTGCTACAACAGCATTGGTTGCTAAATTGCGTAAAGAGTATACTGATGATCCATTGATTGAAACTGTAATCAAAGGATTGGAAAGTAAACCTAAACCTGTTCAACAACCTGTTTCACAACAGCAACAAAATTATGAAGTTGCAACTGCACGAGCTAATGTAGCAGGTAATCTTGCTATTGACCAAAGAGTTAATGCTTTTTTCGGTGCTGATACTATGACACCGTATGAGAAGTTTTATGGTAAACTTGAACTCGGCCAGATTCCAGAAGACCTTACTAATGGTCAACAACTTAATAGGTTGACTGTTCTTCAGGAAGCCGAATATATAATGGCTGGGCACGGTGCCAGAGGTCAGAAAATTGAAGTGGAGCAAGCTCTTGAGAAAGCTCATTTTATTGTCACTGAACCTATTAGAAAACAAGTTATACGTGATGGTTTGAAAGCAACCGCTACGAAACGTAAAAAAAGTATGACATTTAGGCCATCTGATAGTAAACGTCCAAGTGATAATATGAATACCGGATCATCTAAACCCAGAAATAAGAGTGAATTGGAACTATCGGTCCAACAAAATTTGGATCGTGTGTTCAAGTCATAGAAGGAGTAAGAAATGGCTGGAACAAAGAATGCAGATCTGATTGATCTTATTGCAACCACTCTGCCCAATCTCCCTGAGCAATACTTCGAGGTAACGTGGACGAATAACGACTACGAAGCCTGTCGTATTTATCAGAGAGAAAGGATGGAAGTTGACGGTGGGACTTCAATCAAACGTAAAGTAATGTTTAGTCCAACCGGAAATGCTCGTTACCGCAGACTTTTCGATACTGATGATCCTGCCGTGTCGGATGTGATGGTTGAAATTGATGTACCCTGGACTCAAATTGGAACACATTATTCGTGGGATATTCTTGAGATTAAGCGTAACGCCAATTCAGCAAGAGGATTTATCCGTTTGTTGGAAACCAGACGAATTGATGGTCTGTGGAGCCTCGCAGACTTAATTGAAGAGCGTTTTTGGAAAACCCCAGAAAGTGAAACCGATGATTTGAATCCGTATGGTGTTCCATATTATCTTAATATGTTAGATGGTGGTGGTACAACTGAAGGTTTCAATGGTAATAAAGTTGTCTTTCAGGATGGTAGTACAAGTGTCACTTGTGCAGGTATTAGTACAACTACTGAAGAACGGTGGGCGAACTGGGCAGGTACGTATACTAAGGTGGATAACGCTTTACTTAAATCCTTCCGAACAGCGTTTGTAAGAACCAAGTTTAAAGCTCCGTTGATCATTAATGATCCGGCACAGGCACGTAATGCTGCTAAGAGAGTTTATTGTAATGCTAAAACTATTGTGGATT